TCAAGGCCAAATGGCCTATCGAGTATACGCCTGCGGCCCGAGCGCATCTGAATGCACCGAAACCCTGCAAACCTGCCGTGGCGCAAGCGGTACGACGGTAATCCTGCCCGTTTCCAATATCAACGGATATCAGGGGCAATTTAGTTGCAATATTGATTCGGTGGGTGGTGCGGGCGCACTACCTGGATCGAACACTACAGTGCGCGGATACAACCTGACTTGGACAAAATCATCGGACGATGGTGCGGGAGCGAATGATGTTCGATATTACCAGATATATTCCAGAGACACCGCTGCGCCCATTCTGAGCCAGGGTAAATATGCCGCCCAGCAATGGTTGATTGCCACGCAGCCCGCCGGGACGACGAGTTATCTGGATTACACCCCGAACTGGAAGAGGATCTACGCCTCGAGTGGTGGGCCGTTCTACGGCATCGTCGCGGTGGACCGCCTGGGCAATCGTTCAACGGCGGTTTGCTACAACGCCGCAACCAGTGCGACGGTGAGTTGTAACTAAATGGCTACCACGGAGCAAGTTGGGGTTCAGGGATTAAAGGAACTGAACGAAAAGCTGGAAGCGCTGAAAAGCGAGTTTCAGCGCGGAGCGTTGCGCAGCGCAGCGCGGGCTGGCATCAAAGTGATCCAACAGGAAATTCTAGCCCGGCTTCGCGGGATTGAGCACGGATTCAAAAATAAGTATTCAGAAAAACAGCCACCACTGGCGAGCGACATCAAGATCCGCACCGCGAGGGACCGCTCCACCGGCGGCGTGGTATCCAGCGTGGGGCCGCGCAAACAGTGGAGTGCGCATAAAGCGATTTGGCTGGAATACGGCGCCCAGGCGCACGTGATGCCTATCCGTAAAGCCAAGTTCTTTATTCCCGGCTTTGGCTGGGTGCGGCGGTTTATGCACCCAGGAGAAAAAGCGCATCCCTTTATGCGGCCGGCGTTTGATGGCTCGTCGCAGCGGGCGCTCGCAGCATTTCGTGACCGGCTGGCCAAGTCGATTCAGAAATACGAAAAGAGATAGGGATTGGGGGAGGAAAACAAAATGGATATTTTATTGCACACCATGCCGTTCATTCTCGGCTTTGCGGCTGGGGCATTTCTGGCGCTGAAATATGAAGTGAAGGTGAAAGCTTCAGCGGCGGAAGAAATCCAGAAACTGCATCACGAATCCGAGACGCAAGTGAATGAAAAACTTAGAAGTGCGAATCTGATTTTGTCCAACATGCGCGCCGGCGTGAAGGTGTTGACCAACGAAAGCCACAAGCTGAGCTCGGCGGCGCGCGTGGAATTGCGCAAGTTTGAAGCCATCCTGAAATTATAAGGCTATCATGTCGATTGAAAGTGGATTCACCGCGCTCCTGGTTGCCGATTCCACCGTCAACGGCCTGGTGGCCGGGCGCATCTATCCTGACGTGGAACCGGAAGGATGTCAGTTTCCGGTCATCGTTTACCAGCGGATTTCCACGCCGCGCGAAGTGACGCTGGACAATGCGGCGGACACTCCGCACGCGCGCTTCCAGTTCGCCTGCAAGGATGTGACGGCCGCCAAGGCCGCCGCACTGAAGGCGGCAGTTAAGAACGCGCTGGCCGGTTTCGTGGGCCTGGCGGACGATACCACCGTGCAGGCCATCATGGTGGAAGACGAACGCAGCATGTGGAATTACCAGGAAGGCAGCACGGGGATTTACGAATCCCATATCGATTTCACGATTTGGTATGAGGAGTAATCCACAGATTTAACAGATCACACAGATTAAGGGAGAAACGCTATGAGCACTGCCGCAAGAGCCGCCTATGGCACAACGCTGAACTGGAATTCGGTTGAAGTGGGAGAACTTACTTCGATTACCGGCCCGCAGCAAAAAGCCAAGGCCATTGACGTGACCAACATGGATTCCGTCAACGCCTTTGCCGAATACATTCCCGGGATCGTGGACGGTGGAAGCATCCAAGTGGAGGGGAATTTCACGAACAACTCGGGTCAGGCCGGGCTGCGCTCGGATTTCCAGGCACGAACTGCGCGCACTGTTTTGATCACGCTGCCTTTTGGTTCGCATTCGTGGACAGCCACCTGCATCTGCGTAGAATTCAGCGAAGATCACAAAGTGCAGGATCGCGTCACGTTCAAAGCGTCCTTCCAGGTCACCGGCGAACCGACGTTTGTGTAATAAAAATGTGGGTTTCGTGATTTGTCGCGGACCAGCATGTTTTATGAAAGAATCCAGAATTTCGAAGCCACATATCTCAATCACAGTATTTAGGAGAACACCATGAGCACCGCCGCAAAATCTGCCTGGGGAGCCAAGCTGCAAACCTCTCTGAGTGATGCGAGCTACGTGAGTATCACGGAGCTCAACTCGATCTCCGGTCCGTCACAAAAAGCCAAGGCCATCGACGTTACCAATATGGACTCCACCGCCGCCTTTGCCGAATATATTGCCGGCATCGTGGACGGCGGAACCATTCAGATTGACGGCAACTGGAATGCCGACGCCTCGCAGGTGGCAAATTTCCTGACCTTCTTTCAGGCGCGGGATTTTGTCTATTTCAAGATCCTGTTGCCCGGAACGCAGCCCGCGGCGGGGTATTGGAAATTTCAGGGATACATCACCGAACACGCCATGGATATGAAGGTGCAGGACCGCATCACATGGAAGGCAACCATCCAGGTGACCGGCGAGCCGGTGTTTGCAACCGTCTAATGCATGCGCCTGATTGTGCCGATAAGCCCAGTATGAAGCGATTCGTTCTGCTTGCGATGGCCGCCATGCTTCTCGCCGCTCCAGTCCAGGGGGCGCACGGGAACCGTCGGCCATCGCATTGCATCCATCGCAGCCTCGCCGCCAGGGCGGCATTCATGCGGCGAACGGGATTCCGCCGCGGGCGTCCGGGCTATGTGATTGACCACATCATTCCGCTGGCCTGCGGCGGTGCGGACGACCCTGACAATATGCAGTGGCAAACCACGGCCGAGGCAAAAGCCAAAGACAAGTGGGAACGCCGCGGATGCCGGTAATCCACAGCTTGCACAGATTTGCCCGATAAAAACATCTGGGAGGAAAAATGAAATTCCAGTTTCTTGACCGCGAACGCGACATTAAGTTTTCCCTGAAGGACCGCGACGCGTTACGTGAAAAGTACACGTCGCAAGATGAAGCCGGTAACGCGCGGGCCAACATCACGCTGGAACAGTTGCCGGAACTGCTGCTAGTTGGTTTGCGGCGCGATGACGCCGCGCTGACCGCCGAGCAGCTTCCCGATCTGATTGATCTCGAAACCTTGCCGGAATTATATCTGGCCACCTACCGCGCCCTGGGATTCAGGGAACCGGACCAGCCCGCCCGCCCTACGGCGGAGAGTTTGGCCAGTGGTGGGGATTCGCCCGCTTCGACCTCAGACTCTCCGACAAACAATTCTGGAATCTAACCCCTGAAGAATTTGAAGCTTTGTGCGAGCGATGGAACGAACGCGAAAAACGCGCCGACTTCCGCGCCGGGCAGATTTGCGCCACCTTGGCCAACGTCCACAGGGACAGCAAGGCGCGCAGTACGCCCTATGAGGCGGAGGATTTCTTTCCGCGCTTGCGGCCGCCACAGCCACCCACAAAACCGCAGACGGCGGAGGAAATGGAAAGCGCATTACGATCCATCACCACGCTGTGCGGCGGGAAGATTAAGGAATCGACATGAAACTATGGACGCGCTTCCGGTGTTGGGTTGGGTGGCATCGGTACGTTCCATTCAGCAATAGCCACACGGAAGGAACTTTCACCCTGGAAATGTCTTATTGCGCAGCGTGTCTGCGCGTCCAGGTCACGGTGCTACAGGTGGGGACGCCGGACATAGCGGCGTAAATCGACAGCATGAAATTAGCCGAACTGATTATTGACCTCAAAGCGAATTCAGCGCAATTGACGCGCGACTTTGAGCAGGCGCATAAGCAAGCCACTGAGTTTGCGTCCAAAATCGGCGAGACGCTGGCCACTCTCGGCATCGGTTTCGGCGTGGGGGAGATTGCCGAGAGCCTGAAAGGCATCACGGAATATGAAGACAAGATCGGCCACATGGCCATTTCCGCCGGCATGACGGCGCAGCAGATGTCCGGGCTGGCGTTTGCGGTAAAGGATTTCGATATTCCGCTGCAAGAAGTTTCCATGGGGCTGGCCTACTTTGACAAGATTCTGTCCGGCCTGATCCGCTCCAAGGCGGGAGCCACCGCCATTCAGGAACTCGGCCTCAGCCTCGATTCACTCCGCAAACAGGATTCCCACCAGGCGCTTTTAACCATCGCTGACGCTTTCCACAAATTGCCGGATGGAGCGCAAAAAGCAGGCCTGGCCGCCGCGCTTTTCGGCACCACCGTCGGGATGCAACTGGTGCCATTCCTTGACCAGGGAAGCGCAGGAATTTCGGCGCTGGAAGCCAAAGCCAGGGAACTGGGCGTAACACTCAGCGAAACTGATGTGGATGCCGCCGCGCAAGCCAAAATGGCCATGGTAGAACTGGGCTCGGCCTTGGACAGCCTGAAGATGCGGGCCGCGGCCGAACTGTTTCCATCCCTGACGTTGCTGGCGGAAATCCTGATTCAAGACAAATATGCTGCCGCAGAATTCAGGGATGAACTCAAACTTCTGGAACTTGGCCTGGAAGCCGAAGTAGTGGCCGTGGGCGGCATCATCGCTCATGGGCTCACGTGGGCGGCGCTGGGCGAGGGCAGCGCCACCAAGGCTATTGATAAATGGTTTGGCGATATCGAAGCGAAGTTCGCGGACCGGGCGCAAACGTTGGTGGAGGATCAGCGCCGGCAACTCAATAACATGCACCAGGAGCTGATAGACCTGTCCGCCAAACCACCCGGGGTAGATGGCGTGAACGCCGCGCCATACCTTAATCTCGGGGGCAAAGGCCGGACCAAAGTTGACCAGGTTAAGAATTCACTGAAAGAACTCCAAAACCAGCTTTTGCAGCTCACGGAAACCAAGGTTGATTTTGGCCTGGACAAACTCCGGCAAGAGGGCGCAACACAGGCGCAATTGGATTTTGCCCGCGCATTGCTGCAAAGCATTGAGAAAATAAAATCGGATAAAACCGCACACGATCAACTGACCGCCGCCACCGCCAATTACCGCGACGTGCTGGAATCGCTCAAGCCGCCGCTGGACGGCGTGGCCGCCGCGCAAAAGGACTTCTACGACAATATGTGGAAACTGCTGCGCCTTGAACAGCAGGGCGTGGATGTGACGGACGGACTGGCCGCCAACATGGAACGCTACGCGCGCGCCATGGCGCAGTCCACGGAGGCATCCAGGAAAGCCGCCAACACCTTCACGATTGTACCCTTTGATATGTCCGCGGCTTCAGCGGGAGATCAGGCACTTACCGGACTTCCGT